ACAGTTGCTGGCCAGTATAATTGGGTATTGGCTGTTAGGGTAAGCGCTAAGTACGATACGTCAGTTGGGGTGACAACTGTGCCTGTAAAGGGTGAGGTATAAATTGGAGTCGTCATTTATTATGGCTCTTGAATAGTAGTATTACGATCGATACGACGATTGTTATCTTCTTTCTTAATGGACGCTAACTCATCATCAAAGTAGCCTTTCCACACTGCCACTTTATCTAACGCTTTTAAGTAGGCCATCGAATGGTACATGCAGCCATACAGCATTAATTGGGGAGTTATTGCAGTAAAAAGATTTTGTTGGTTTGCTTCATCCAAAGGCTGGATTAAGCTATAATAAATGATCTCTACAGGAGTATCTGCTGCAGGGGCTGGTGCAAAGTCCCAGTGGCTATAATCATAGTCGCTGTAGTATTGTGGTACTCCAGCTGCTGATTCTGCTTGGTATTGTGCGATATAGTCTTGGCTTCTGAGAAGCATTGGCTCACCGTTAATCTTCATCGATACGGTCTTGCGCCAACGAGCTGGCTTATCCAGTACAGTTTGATTTTGGGCAAGAGTTGTCTCTACCACGTTTAATTGCAGTAATGTTTTTAATTCTGCCGCAATAGACGCTTCAGTTAGTGCAATGATTGTAGGAATCGTTGCAATAAACTCATCGTCGGTCCTCTCGCAATAGTTTTCAATCTGGGCTACGAGCGAGTCGTAGGTCATCACGTATGAAATTTTAATTCTCCCTGCGGAATGTATGACCTTTGTGGGTCTTACGTTTGCCGTTTATGCAATGGCTGACATTTTGAAATTGAAACCCCGCATTTGCTAATTCAACGTTTCCAGCGAATTTTTGTATTTCACCAGTTACGACATTTGTAGCAATAATATGCCCTTTAAACTGTGGATGCTTAGCACCATCGTAAAGACCTAGTTTCTTGTTACGTTGTTTTATTTTAGATCCATCACTGTGTTGTTTTCCTAACATAGGATGTACAGCGTTCACAATAGCTTTTCCAGCTGTTCTGTTATGAGTTGTATCTAGGTTTTTTAACAGCATTCTATTGATGGCTTTTTCTAGTACTAAAGCTTCGCCCCAAGTACACATTGCTTCAATTTTTCTAACGTAGTTATTTGGGTTTTCTTTAATTTTTGGTAGTAGAGTTTTTGAAGAGCAAATATATCCGTCATTTGGATAGCCTTTATGGGACCCACAATAGATTTTCCCCGTGGACAGTTCTGACCACGTATATACAAATCCAGGAGATAAAAGTCGTTGCTCTAGCATATCAACGTGTGTAATAACTAAAATTACTCTGCAGGTAGAGGGGCGCTTTGTCCCTATCCTCGTCCTCGAATTGCTGACGAGCATCAAGCGCAAGTTTCTCTAAGTATTGTACTCTATTTAAATCAATCTGTGGCAATTGCATTGCCAGCTTATGAGATAAAGCGGCCTGAATGTATGGAACAACACGATCAGGTAAATAGAGCTGATCCGTTAGATCACCTACATCTTGTGGTTGTAATTCCACTACTAATTGGAACACTTGAAAGTTATTATTGGGCACGGGCCACAGGAACATTTGCGGATCTATCTGCCTGTTGAACCAATATTGCAATGAACGGTCGCTTTGAAATTGCTTATTAGGGAGCGACCAATAGTCGTCGATATTCAAACGCGCCAATGGGATAACTTGCTGTGATTGCGCAAATTGAATAGAACGCAACGAATATGTTGATGTGGTATTACGGTTATTTAAACGATAGAACTGGAATTGCTGAGTGGCGTTAATGGTAAAGTATGCCCATTGAAAGTCTACCAAGTCAGTGTCCGGGAATGATTCCCAAACTGTCCAATTTATTCCATCGTTACTGACTTCATAATCTAGGCTATAGGTTGTTGTAACGCCAGGAGAGTAAGCGTTAAAGCCAATGTAGAACAAACGAGTTTGCTGATTGTACGCAGCGCCAAAATAGTTTTCGCCCAAAGTGGTAGTTGCATATAACTGCAAATCACCGTTATTGTTTTGATCAAACAGCACTGGAGCGTTTGGGTTGTCTAATGGCAGTGCAGTGGCAATCTGGGGGTTAACAATGTATACCCAGTTTGCTTCTTTGACATCTACTACATTTGGAGGTAGCGTCAACCATTGTGCGTTGGTTTGAGCACCCATAACCAAGTTTTCTAAATACCACAAATTCATTCCGCGGTTAACAGAATTTTGTAGGATGTAGAACAGTGCCTGTTTGGCAGCTTGGGATAATTCTGGCGTGACTTCTTCTGCTGTCTTACCAGCATCACGATAGGCGTAGCCAATCAGTTGATCAATATTGATCTTGGTTTGGTTATAGGTGTTCGAGTAGGCCATTATCTACCGCGACCCGCGGCTCTCTTTTGTACTTTTTGTGGAAGATTGGGTTTAGCTTTTCCGGCTTTTAGGAATTCTTTTCCAACTTTCTTTGGTATTCCTAATGTGCTGTTTCCAGAAGCCGCAGCTCCCATTGCTTTTGCTTGCTGTTTGCTGACTATGGGCATATTAACAGCCTTTCTTAACTTTACCACCACGTTTTTGAGTAGGGATAGCGCCAGCTGGACTTACACCACCAGGGGCTTGCATTGGAGCAGCTTGTGGTGCAGGTGCTGGAGCAGCGCTAGGTAATCCAGCTAGGTTTTGATTCATAGCTTGAGATTGTTGAGCAGGTCCTAATTTACGGATATTTGCAAGACGGTTGAGTACACGGGCCTTTTCGATATCAGCGCCAGTTAAACCACCAACAGCCATTTTCTTAACGTTACCACCGCATTTGAATTTGCGTACTGAACCAGCTGACTTATTGCGACCTTTTACAGCGGCGCTAGAAGAGTCTGCTGGACCGGCTTCTTTGCTCTTGATACCAGCGTCTTTTGTACCAGATGCCTTTTTGATATTGATATTGGTAGCCGCTGGTTTAGATGACGCTTTAGAGGGCGCTGCGGCCTTTTTGTCACCAGTTACTGGAGTCTTTACTAAACCGCCAGTTTTCATTTTTACAATCTTTTTAAAGCCGTCCATGGTATTTCCTATAGGTTAAATGGTTAATAGGATTGATCAGATCCTTATATCTACTAATACGCTAAATAGGGCTAAATCGCCCTTAAAAACAGTTCTTTTTCCTTCTCGCGCCTTGGTTTTAACACAGCGGGAGTGACCCAATTCATAAAGGCGTTTGCTGCCCCATTGTAATTATTTTGGTTCAAATGAGACACCACTTCAGATTGTTTAAAGTGATCTGCCCCAATATTGAAGCAAAGGCTGTATAGAGCGTCCATTTGGTTTTGATTGAGGGGCACCCTTATCGCACTGGCTACCGCATCGTCACACCACTTTAAATCGCTTTTAAACAGGTCTTCTACTTGGGCATCTGTCAGTACAGTATGGAGCATCCATTGCTCGGTAGGTTTGATCAAATGGCCTACGCCGATGGTCCAAAGACCCCGAGCGTCCTTATAGGCGGTATGGCGCTTACCCTCAAAGCCAGAAATAAGCTCAAATGTTGATTCGGTAATTGCCACGATCTTTTGTTCTGTTGTTTTGATTATGGGTAGTTGTTGTAGCACCCAAATTAAGGTACACAGCCAAATAGCCAAAAATAGTCTTAAATTCATACTGGCTCCTTTTTTACGCATTATATACTAATACGCAAATTGGGGGTCGGATTATTTTAATTCGTCGTATTGGGCGTAACAGGCTTCTAGGGCTGTCCGCAATCTGTCGGCCCTGGCAGCTTCCCAGACAAGAAAAGAGCCATCCTGGGCATAAAGGGACAACCCAGTTCCGTTTTCTGGAGCACTGGTTTGGGCGGGTCTACTTGGACGGTTGTGCAGCTGGATAAGAGCAGCACTAAGCTTACTGTTAATAGCGTCAATTTGGTCATTCTTTTCCTTCTCTATTTTGGCTGCTTGGTCTTGGTACTGGGCTTCGATTTTGGCAGCTTGTCCAGCTTGATCGAGTTTGTATGCAGATAATCGTGAATAGCCCAACCCAAACCCAGCAGCAAAAATGGCAAGTACACAAGCAACAACCACAATGGCTTTGACATAGATTCCGTTCAAAAAGTCTAACATCACTTATCCGTAGCGGCTTGTGAGCCGACATAAACACCGCCACCACCCAATAAGGCACCAAGTCCCATACCAAACCCAGAAAAGTCTATGGTGTGGTTATAGATGGTGTGGATGAACCCTAGCGAAATGAAGGCGATGATGCCCAAAAAGACGCCAACCCTGGCAACACACCAAGTCTGGCCGTCGTTTTGGGTGAGAAGATCGGTGAAGAACTTATTCAATGCTTATCCATTTTGTCATCAAGCTTTTCTTCAATGCGCCGAAGTGCTTTTAACACCTCAATCCAGCGCTCATTAAAGTCCACTTTGGCCACATATTCAGTTGGGAGCTTGACTTCTAAACGGTTCACATCTTGTTTAAGAGACTGAACCGCGTCCCATACTTGTCGGCAATACCAACCCACAACAGATAGCACGACACCAATAACTAAATTAATGAGGTCCTGCGTTGACATTATTTAAATCCGTGCGCGATGTCTTTTGCTAGGCGTTCTGCTGCTTGCTCAATGGCCAGTTTGATGATGGGATTAGTTGGCACTTCGGCTTTGACTTCCGCTACTTCAGCAACAACCGGAGCAGCAACTTCTTCCTCAATGTGGGTAAACTCTTCCTTTACTTCCTCAACGAGCTCTTCAATGATGTCTTTTAGTTTTGCCACGATTATGCTCCTACTTTAGCTTGTAATGCTGCAATTTGGGCAGCTTGGGTTGTTACGAGGGTGTTGAGTTCTTGAATTGCTTTTACAAGGTAAGGCACTAAGTTTGGAGTAATGGCAAGATAGCCATCTTCCTTAGTTGCCACTTGGTCAGGCAGTACAGTTTGATACTCTTGAGCAATAAAGCCAATGTCATGCTTTTTGTCTGCAATATAGTCAAACTCTACTGGGCGAAGTGCTGAGATAACATCCAATCCTGAAGCAACATCCACAACATTTTCTTTAAGAGCTGCATCAGAGGTAACTGACCAAGAAGCGGAGTTGTTAGCTTGATACCAACCTCCACCTGTTTGCATATAAGCATTAGGATTCCCCGCCCCATCAGACAGGACAATGTAGTTACTTGCTGTTTCAATATTAAGACCGCCTTGGTTGCCGTTGAAGCAACCTAGGATGGTATT